GGATAGAGATCATCATTATCTATCTTGGGGCAGGTGCAATGAGGATAATGCCAGAACTTCACATAACTAATGTCCTCAGTAAAGCCCCATAGACGCTGTAGGGCTGTCTCTAGGGCCATCCATGCNGGGTAGATAGCCTTGGCACTGTTAACATCGTTATTAGCGGCTGTAAGCATTGCCTCNCTTGAGATGTGCATCAGGTTGATAGCCTGGATTTTCTCTTCGTCGAGGGTCTCGTACTGTGGGTGAAAATAGTTAATCATGATTACTCCTTAAACCAACTGGCTAACTGTTCAGTGTCCTTGATAGAACACCACTTGAATCCCTGTTTGTCTGCCCATGTACTGTGCTTCATCTTGGTTCCTCCACACAACTTATTAGGGTCTTGAAAGACAAACCGTAAATCAATTGTAGGATGCTGTAGCTTAATCAACTGATACTTTAATCTCTCTTGGTAGTCGGCCAGATAACCTTTGGTTTCCAAGAGTATACCACTCTGTAAAGTCCAGTCAACAGTATACTTGTGGCTAGACTCAGGTACAATATAAGGTATTTTAGTGATCTCATACTCATATAAGACATCATATTCCTTTAAGATACTCTCAAACTTGTGCTCAAGTAGACTGCGGCGTTTTCCTGGCTTCATTAGTGGTACATTCGCTCTGAGTTATTGTCTTCCATAATAATCTCTTTAACAGAGACAATCATCCCAATTGGGATAACGATGCTGGCGTTGATTTCGTTACCGTCAGAGATGGTACTGGCCACCTCAATTGCAAACTCACTCGCCCCTGCTAGGTAGCCAATGGTAGTGCACTCGGAGACAGCCGCATCAGGCTCGTGCCAATTAGCATGGGCAACAGCATCGTGCCACAAGACAAAAACAACCTTTGCATTTTCATCCTCTACAGCCTTGGAGACAATCTCTTTAATTGTTTCCTGTGCAGTTAGTTCTTTTGACTTGTTGTTGGTGGTCGCCATTCAATTCGCTCCTTTTGTTGAATCCAGATTAGGTCTGCTTGCTCTTTTAGGTACTCTAAATTACCCTCATACGCTTCTAAACATAAATTATAAAGCTCTAATTCATCACAGGTGTTTTCTCCTAAAATCTTAACGGCTTTCTTCACCCCTATCCCCGGAAGACCTGGGATGTTGTCTACAGAATCACCGCTCAACAGTTGTAGGTAAAAGTTTCTAATTGCCTCACACTCACTTACATTATACCACGCTCTCTTAACAAAGTTAAAGTGTCTGCCTTGGATCATGTTAATATCTTTGTCAATGTGAACAATTACACAGTTTGTCTCACCAAGCTCTGTGGCCCTTATACCAACAACATCGTCCGCCTCATTACCTTCTGAGACAACAAAACCCCACTCACTGATACTATAGTCCCACAGTGCCTTGAAGTGCTCCGGCTTGACAACATCCCTATCACGATTACCTTTATAGGGTCTTGTCTTAGCCACAGTGTACCTAAAATTGCATGAGCCTGTAAGGTACGCCTCAAAGGTACTGCACTCAGGGGAGAGATCCCCTACGATGTCAAGTATAACATCGTCGAACCTCTCCCTGGCCTCGGCTACTGTGTAATCAGATCTAGTAGAATGAGCGACACGCCAAACAATAGAATCAGCATCTATTACTCCAGTCTTAGAGGGCTTCGTCAGTATCATAATCGTCCTGGGCATCAAAGCTCACCAGTTCAGTAATGATGAGCTTCTTGAGACTAGGGGAGCGTCCCTTCTTGCCTTTGAACGACCAGTCGTAAAAGCCGACAGTGGCTGTACCCTTGCTACCGTTACCCACCAATGTGTCAACATCTGTACCGTCTTGCATAATAGCCCGGATAATGTTAGTAGACTTACAGGTGATGTAATTACCCTTTTCAGGTTTGTCTTCACGACTGCGGACAGCCAACCCCATTGACTCAAGAGCCTTTGCGCCTTGTCAGACAAGCAACAGAGATCGACCTGGTACTTACCAGACATCTCATTGGGAGATGTTAGATTAGCCCACTCAAGGGTGGCGTTGAACTTGATAACTTCTTGGTTGTTTTCCATTTTGATTTCCTTTAACAGTTTTTAATGACAATCTGCCCAATTTAAACCTACCTTGTACTCCGCCGCTACTGGACACCGCATACCTNAAAGCACACCAGCGTCCACAGCGGCCTTTACAATCAACTCTCCAGCTTCATCTGCTCTCCTTTTGTCTAACACTTCTACCTGGACTTCATCATGTACTGATGCTACTAGTTTATACTCTATCCCCGCCTTTGTCAAGTAGTCTTTTTGTACTATTAACCATTTCTTGAATACGACAGCACCAGCACCCTGCAACAGTAGATTAAGGGCTGAATGTTGACTTCTGACAATCAATCTACGACCATCAAGACCCGGTAGCCAACCCTTGCCAGATAGTCTACCAATTTTGTCTACCAGCTTTGTGTACCCTGGGATGAGGTTAAAACCACTGCGTAGCTTTTGTCCGTCTTTAGCCTTGCCGCCAACGATGGTGGCCAGCTTTGCAGGGCTGGCTCCGTACAACCCTGCGTATAAAATTGTCTTTGCCATGTCCCTTGTCGGACAACCAAACAGATGTTGGTTTCTGGTGTGAACATCGCCGTAGACAATCTCATTGGTATACCCTGGATCGTTCAAGTAATGTGCAAAGCATCTAAGCTCAATACCAGACAAATCAGCACCAACCAACACAGACCCTCTTTCAACCTCCCACATCTCCCGACACTCCATGCCATAGGGACTACGGACAGCGGGTATCTGTGCCATGTTGGGCTTACTGTGCGACATCCTGCCTGTCACAGCCCCAATAGTGATAACAGAGCCGTGTACACGACCATCACTGCCTAATGCCTCGTACCATGACTTAACCTGCGCCAACCTCTTCTGCACCAATAGGTACTCCATAATCTCGTTGACCTCTGGGATACCCTTGACAGTAGACAGCGTTTCCTCGTCAACAATGGGCTGTTTAGTCTCTGTAAACTTCTTTGGCTTCCACCCAAGACCAATCAACCTTTCAGCAATCTGTTGTCTAGATCCTGGGTTGAATGGAATGATTTTGTCTGGTACACGCTTCATCGGCTTAATAGTCGGAGCAAAGGTGGACTGTAGCCGTAACTCGATACCAGACAACTTTGTCTCAAGTAGGGCAATCAATGTCATCAGTTTTTGCTCATTTAACTTGAAACCATTAAGCACCTGTTCATGGATTATATGTTGGACATCAAACTCCATCTTAATAGACTCTATAGAAAACTCCTTTAGCTCCTTGAGTAAGTGCCTTGTATGTCTTCTCAAGGACAAGAACATCCTGTTTACAGTAGACAACCATATCATCACATAGTCCACCATCATAGTCTGTAAAATCGCCCTTTGGAAAGCCCAGCCATTGACCCCAAGCCCTTAGGCTGTGTCCTTGCGCCCTGCTAGGATTCGCCAGCCTTGACATAACCAGTGTGTCAATGAGGCCAATACCGTGAAAATCCACGCCCCAACAACGAGAAAGCACATGAAAGTCAAAACCAATACCGTTGTGAGCAACCACAGCAGTAACTGTCCCAAGATACTCAATAAACCCATTAGGTTCTGTCCAAACTCTGACCTCATCGTCAACCCCTTCCTCTTTAGTGCAGACACACCAAATAACATCGTGTTTAGTGTTTGTCTCAATATCAAGATAAATCTTCATAACTGCGTTTGTCCTGGTTATGTTTACCAACTTTACCCTTCTTAGGGTTTAGATTACGCTTTGGCGGTTCCTTGCGCTTTGTCTTCACGGAATCCTTGAAACGCTCAAGACTTGTGTTAGTGTACATCTTAAAAGCCCTCTAAGTCAACAATCTCAGTCAATCGACCAGTGTCGTGTGTGTACAATAGGCGACAACACTCACCAGTAAGACCGCTAAATCTGTTCTTTAGTACCCTGATCTTGGTGGTGTTGCGCTCCACTACATCCTGGGCCTGTGCAGACCGCTCAAGACCCAGCACCATGTCAGACAACTGTGCAATACTGGCAGAGCCGCGCAATTGTGCAAGACTTGTACTAGCCCCCTCTTCATGGCCCTTGCCCTCTGGTCTACGCAAGTGCGACACAAGAATCAAACTGATACCAGTTTCCTGCACCAGCATCCTTAGCCTGGTCATAACCTCGTCAATGGCCTTGCGCTCATCGCCGTTCTCTTGACTACTTACGATGATCGACAAGTGGTCAAGGAAGACATACTGGCAATCAAGAGCCTTTGCCATGTACTTCACCCTGTTCACGATGTTGTCGATATTCGTGGAACCGAAATGGTCAAATAGATAAAGGCGGTCAGTCCCTAGTGTCTCTTCAAAGGCATCGCGCATCTCTTTTTCATCAATATCGACATCAGGGATATGTAATGGCTTGTTGCAGTGAATAGACATGATAGACCGGGCTGTCCTGGCTACAGTCTCTTCAAGGAACATCAGGCCAATGTTGTCTTTTGTCTCCATCAGGATGTGGTGGACAATCTCACGCAATACTTGCGACTTACCAAGCCCACTTCCAGCGGTGACTGTCACCAGTTCTGATTTTCTGATACCGTAGGTTAGGTCGTTCAAGCCACTCCACGGATACATAACCTTAGCCCGTTCAATGGGTGTGTTGATTGTCTCCCACAATGTAGAGCCTGGGATAATACCATCAGGGACAAACCGTTCAGCGGCCCACCATTGTTCAATGTACAGCTTGCTGTCACCCTTCGACAGATAATCGCCAGCGTCCTTGTACTTTGACAGGGTGACAATCTTGGCCTTTGAGCCAAACAGTTCAGCGACATCCTTGCTGGCCTGTTTACCCGGCGCATCGTTGTCAAACGATATGATGATATTCTCGAATGTGTCTAGCCATTCATAACTGGCCTTACAGTCCTTGACAGCCCCTTGCGCCCCTGTCTTAATAGACACAACAGGGTATTTACTGCCTGTCATCTGGTAAGCGGCCAATGCGTCCAGTTCACCCTCTGTAATGGTGACAAATCGACCACCGCCAGAGAAGAGATGCTGGCCAAACAGTAAAGCCTGTTTAATGTTACCATCGCTCCTGAACTGCTTTGTAGACACAACCCGGTACTTGTGTGCAATTTCCACACCACTAGCATCCATATACGGATAGGTGTGCTGGTCGTTATTTACTTGGACATCGTAGAATTTACAAGTGGCCATCGACAGTCCACGATCGGGGATTGATTGATAAACTTTGTTGTTGTTTATCGTCATGGGCTTTAAAACTGTTACATTGTCTTGCATAATTACTCCGTCATATTGTTTTTTGTGTGACTCGCACACATGACAAAAGAAGTGTCCATCATCGTAAACTGCACCGGCATCGCTTGAACCACAATTGGTACAGGGTACATGATGTGTAAATTTACTTTCATTAAGGTTGTCCATCAATGGTGTCTTTCATGTCCCAGAGTATGTAGTTTAGCACTTTTAGTCTAAGGTCGTCAACAGCCCCAAGTAGCTGTTCAGCCCTGCTTTCTGACAATGTGCCGACAGACAAACCACGGCCAGCATCAGACAAAACACGGTCAACACCATATTCATTACACAGTGCCTGGAAGTCCCTTATTGTCAACCAATAATGGGCCTCTTCTTGGTCGTCAATCATAATTGTCCCCTTGGGTGTCAATATTAGCAATGTCTTCTGTACCAAGTAGGTCTGCCCTATCAACTGTCACATTGTACAGGCTGTCCCTTACATGGCGATAGCATCCATTGCAAAGATCAATAAAAGTACCATTGGTATATTTTCTGGTACTTTCATAGTCGTTCAGATTACAGTCACAGCTTAAACACCGCATTTTTGGTATCCCTCTCCTCTCTCTATATCAATTGACAGTATATGTCGTCAAGGTTATACCAGCTTCCTTTATAGCCAACTGACAAATAGGGCATGGCTTTGCCAGCATTGGTTGCCCTGCCTTATTATAACGCTCAACAGAGATACTATACGGCTTCAAGCCAGTTTTACCAGCCCTGATGATGGCTAACACCTCAGCGTGTAGACACATCCTGTACGGTTGCCCTACTCTGGCGGCTAATTCGGCCTGGCGTGGGTGTGTTTTTATATAACTGTTTGTCGCAACGCTCAACAC